TGCGTGATCTAATCCAAATGTATACAGGCATACCTTTTAAAGAATTACAAGATACACAAATAAGAAGCTACTCTACACACCTTGAACAGTATTTTGACTTTATAGATAATTCAAGATTGTACACACCAGCCGAACTATTAGAGGAGTTTAAAAAAACGGATGCAGATTGTTGTTTAATAGACCCCTTTACAGGTTTAAGTAGACAATACGGTTATGAGGGAAACTATGAGTTTTTAAATATGGCAAGACAATTCGTAAACGAAACAGGAAAAACTATTTACATAAACACCCATCCAACATCTGAAAGTGGCAGACAAGGCAATTTATTTCCTAAAGGTCATATGTGGGAGGGACATCTTAAACCACCAATGGCTGCTTATGTTGAGGGTGGAAAATCATTCTTAAACAGGTGCGACGACTTTATAACAATACACAGACTCGTAAAACACGAATCAATGAAATATGTTACTTTAGTATCAGTAGATAAAATTAAAGACACAGACACAGGAGGCGAACAAACCTTATTAGAAGATTATATTTTTTGTGATTTTAATAGTGGTTTAGGATTTGAGTTATATGGTATTAATCCTTTAAAAAAATTAAGATGAACATTACAAAAAACATAGCAATTACTAATGAGGATAATATGCAGTTAATGTCAAGATATGAGGATAATTACTTTGATTTAGCAATAGTAGACCCTCCCTATGGATTGGATGACTGGAACGAAAGAGGTTCTAATAAAAAACATATGGATAAAAAACATATGGATTTAGATAAAATACAAAATTGGGAACTGAAACCACCACAAACAGAATATTTTACAGAAATAAAAAGAGTATCTAAAAATCAAATTATTTGGGGTGGAAATCATTTTTTAGATTATTTAGGAAGTACCAAAGAGTTTATAGTTTGGGATAAAAAAATGAGAGGAATGCATTTCAACGATTGTGAACTTGCATGGTGTAGTGGAATAAAAAGTGCGTGTAGGATATTTTCTTTATCTGCAAACCAAAACAATAGAATACACCCAACACAAAAACCCATAAAGCTTTATGAATGGCTTTTAATAAACTATGCAAAAGAAAACGACAAAATACTTGATACACATTTAGGTAGTGGCTCTATTGCTATTGCTTCTCACAATTTAGGTTATGAATTAACGGGTTGTGAATTAGACAAAGAATATTATGATGCCTCATTAAAACGAATTAAAGACCATATTTCACAACAAAGATTATTTTAAAAACACGAATAAATGGATAGTTTAGAAATACTAAAAGCAAAGATAAACCTACAAACAACTATTATAAAGTTTACAAGTAGTATAGAGGAGTTACAGGCAAAGCATCCAGAACGTGAAGACTTAATTGATTCTATGTTAGATTCACTTGATGATGTTAGTCAATTTCAATCCGTTTTTATGGAGTTTGAAGATGAATATTTGTTAGAGTGCAAAGCTAATCTACGGCTTCAAATGGTTATAGCTGATTTAAAACAAGAGGTTCTGATGTTGAAACAAGAAATAAAAGACTTAAACACGGTATTATGAGTAGTACAAACAGAGGTTACAACCGTCATAAATCAGATTATTATATTACACCACAAATTGAAATTGAAAAATTTTTATATTTTTTTCAATATGACATTTTGCAAACTTCATTAGAATATATGCAACAATTAAATTATTTAGATCCTTGTTGTGGTGGAGATGCGAAAAATGAAGCAAGTTATTTGAGTGTTTTGAAAGATTTTTATGAGCCAGATAATATTATTGGTATTGACATAAGACAAGATAGTAAATCGCATATTTGTACAGATTACTTGAACTTTGAAACTACTGATAAATATGATATAATTATAAGCAATCCACCTTTTTATTTAGCGGAAGATTTTATTGCTAAAAGTTTAAAACTTGTTGCAAAAGACGGTTATGTAATTATGTTGTTGCGATTAAATTTTTTTGGTAGTAAAAAAAGAAAAAAATTATTTGAAAATAATATGCCTAAATATTGTTTTGTTCATCACAAAAGAATATCATTTAACAATATTTCAACGGATAGTATAGAATATGCCCATTTTGTTTGGGTTAAGAATAATCAAGATAATTTTTGTAAAACATTTGTTATTTAATGCCACGTTGTAAAAACTGCAAAGAAAAGTTTGAAGTAAAGCACTTTAACCAAAAGTATTGCTTTAAAACTGACTGCGTTAAGGTATGGGTAGAAACGGCAAAAGTAAAGAACTGGAAGAAAGAAAAGAAGCGACTAAAAGACGAATTAGAAACGGTGCAAAGCTTAACTAAAAAAGCACAAACATACTTTAACGCATACATAAGAGAACGTGATAAGCATAAACCTTGTGTAAGTTGTACAAAGCCGTTAGGAAGTAAATTTGATGCTGGACACTACTTTAGTACAAGCCACAAGAACGTAACTTTTAACGAAAAGAACGTACACGGTCAATGCGTTGCCTGTAACCAACATAAACACGGAAACTTACTTAACTATCAAATAGGTATAGAAAAACGAATAGGGGGAGATGAGTTAATAAAATTACACGAAGAAGCACACAAGACAAGAAAGTATACAAGAGAAGAATTAAAAGCGATCATTGAAACGTATAAACAAAAAAAGAAAGAATTAAATAAATAATACTTATATTTGTATAAACAAAAAATAAATAATGTTATGAAAGACACAGTAATTGGAAGACTGGCAAAGATCCAGCAAGAACTAAAAGCACCAAAAAATCAATTTAACAAATTTGGCAACTACAAGTACAGGAGTTGTGAAGATATACTTGAAGCCGTTAAGCCACTATTAAACGGATTGGCACTAAATCTAACTGATGAAGTAAAAGAAGCAGCAGGCTATATGTATGTAGAATCTACTGCAATGATTACAGATGGAACAAAGATGCAGGCAGTAAAAGCACAAGCAGGAATTGATCCAACACGTAAAGGAATGGATATAGCGCAAAGTTTCGGAAGTAGTTCAAGTTATGCTCGGAAGTACGCACTTAACGGATTGTTTTTAATAGACGATACTAAAGACGCAGACACAACAAACAAGCACGATAAAAACGAAGTAAAAAAAGAAAAGCTAACTAAAAAACGATTTGAAGACGCATTGAAAGCTTTACAAGATGGCAAAATAACTAAAGATAAGTTAGATAAGTTTGATTTATCGCCTTTACAAGTTAAAGCTTTAGAGTTATGTTGAAGATTAGATGTTCAGCACTTGGCAAAATAATGACCAATAGCAGAAGCAAGTCCGAAGTATTAAGTAAGACTTGCAAAACCTACTTACAGGAACTTGCAATAGAAGAAATGTACGGAATCAAGAAAGAATTTTCAAGCCGTTACACAGACAAAGGCAACCTTGTAGAACGTGAATCTATTGATTTAGCACAAGAGGTATTAGATTATGGATTTATGTATAAGAACGAAGAACATTTCACAAATGATTTTCTTACAGGTACACCAGACGTAAACACGGATAACATACTTTTAGACGTGAAGAGTAGTTATGATGCTACAACGTTTCCATTCTTTGCCGAAGACATACCTAATCGTGAGTATTTTTTTCAGTTGCAAGGTTATATGGCACTTTGTAACAAACGAAAATCAGTTCTTGCATATTGTTTAATCAATACACCAAGTGAAATCGTTGAGGATGAAGTAAGGCGTGAACATTGGAAGAACCATTTGATAGATGAATCTGAAGAACTGCGATCAGATGTAGAAGCCAAACACAATTTTGACCATATACCAACAGAAAAACGAATAAAGACTTTTGATGTAAGATATGATAAAGATGTAATTAAAGCTATCTACGACAGAATAAAAGAATGTAGAGAATACTATAACACTTTAATTTCTTGAAAGTAACGGATAAAATAGAAATAACCAACGAAGATAATATGTCTTTAATGTCAAGGTATGAAGATAATTATTTTGATTTGGCTATAATAGACCCTCCTTATGGTATTGATATTGGCAATCAATCACAAGGAAAAGGAGGTGGTGTTGCAAAAAAAATAGATTACACCGTTAAAGATTGGGATAAATTTTCACCAAATAAAGATTATTTTCAAGAATTGTTAAGAGTAAGTAAAAATCAAATAGTTTGGGGTGCAAATCATTTTATAGACAAAATACCTTTTGGTAGTTCTTGTTGGCTGGTTTGGGATAAACTTAACGGAAGTACTGATTTTGCTGATTGTGAACTTGCTTATACAAGTTTTAAAAGTTCAGTTAGAAAATATCAATTTAGATGGAGTGGTATGCTTCAACAAGATATGAAAAACAAAGAAAAAAGAATACACCCAACTCAAAAACCGATAAAACTTTATGAATGGATTTTAATGGGTTGGGCAAAAGAAGCAGATAAAATACTTGACACGCATTTAGGTAGTGGAAGTATTGCTATGGCTTGTCATAATTTAGGTTATGAATTAACTGCTTGTGAACTTGACAAAGAATATTATCAAGCTTCAATAAAACGAATTAAAGACCATATTTCACAACAAAGATTATTTTAATATGAAAACACGAAAGAATAATATTGTTACAATAAGAGTAACAGAAGAACAAAAGAAGCTTTTAAAACTAAAAGCAAGGCGCACACGAAAGACGTTAAGCGCATACATAATAAGTAAAACAATAGATTAAGTTATGGAACAAAAGAACAACACAGGAGCAATCTTTAAAAACGATTACAAAAAAACGGAAACACAGCCAGATTACAAAGGCAAAGCCCTTATTGATGGTGTAGAGAAAGAAGTAGCACTATGGCTAAACGAATCTAAAAGTGGTGTAAAGTATTTTAGTGCAAAGTTTAGTAAACCGTACCAAGCAGAAGTTGAAGCTGGTGGCAACGAAGATGCAAAGACAAATATTAGAGAGGGTCTAAAACAAGACGATCTGCCTTTTTAGATTATCAACTATAAAACGGAAGAAGCACTTTGAAACAGGTGCTTTTTTTTATTCACAACTTTTTGTTAAAAACTTCGTCTATACACTATTAGAAAATAATCGTTACATTTGTTTAATATCTAATCAATGAACTGGTTAAAAGAAGTTGCTAAATTTCACGCTGACTATTTGAGAATCGTACAAAG